CCAGGAATTAATGTTAGTGAGATTGATCTTACTACAGTAGTCCCTAATGTTGCCACATCTATCGGTGCTATCGCTGGTGGTTTTCAATGGGGTCCTGTATTGGAGAGAACATCTATCACTACAGAAAAAGATTTAGTAAAAGTATTTGGTAAACCAAATGATGACACAGCAGAATGGTTTCTTACAGCTGCTAATTATCTTGCATATTCTAATAATCTTTTGGTTGTTAGAAATGTTGGAGCATCTGCAAAGAACGCAGTAGTTGGAGATGATGGTGGTGCGGCAACCGCAGCAAATGTAGATAACGCAACTGATTATGATACTGATACTTTCTCAGATCAAGTGTTTGTTGCAAAGTATCCCGGTAAGTTGGGAGATAGTTTGACTGCAGAAGCATGTGATTCAGCAGGATTTGCTACATGGGCATATAAAGCACATTTTGATCGTGCGCCCGGAACATCTACGGATTGTAGTAATGCTGGTGGTTCACAAGATGAAATGCACGTTATTGTTATTGATGCAGATGGACAATGGACAGGAACACCTGGTGAAGTATTAGAGAAACATGCTTTCGTAAGTAAAGCATCTGATGCTAAAAGAATTGATGGTTCTTCTAATTACGTTAAAAATGTTTTGCGTAATGAATCATCATATATTTGGTTGGGAAATCATGAAGAATTGACTGCACTTGCAGATGATGGTAATAATATTGCTGGTGCTTCAAAAGTTGCTAACGTATTTAGAGTATTCTCAACAGGTGGAACAGCATATACACCGGGTGGTCGTTTAGCTGGTGGTGTTGATAGTAACCTACTTTCACCTGGCGAACTTGAGGCTGGTTATGCTCTTTTCAAAACTCCAGAAGCTGTAGATGTTTCTCTTGTAATGGCAGGACCTGGTACAATATCTACAGGAAATTATATTGTTGACAATATTACATCTGTACGAAAAGATTGCGTTGCCTTTGTATCACCTGTAAGGGGTTCAGTAGTAACTGCTGGAACAGCTCAGACAGCTAATATTTCAACAGAATTAGATACTCGTAGTGATTCTTCATATGCATTTATGGATGGTGCTTGGAAATATCAGTATGACCGATACAATGATGTTTTCCGTTATGTTCCAATGAACGGTGACACGGCTGGATTGTGTGCAAGAACTGATTTCACGAATGATGCTTGGTGGTCACCTGCTGGGTTGAATCGTGGTGGAATTAAAAACATTGTTAAATTGTCTTGGGAAGCTACTAAAGCAGACCGTGATGCAATGTATCAGCTTGGTATTAACCCTCTGATTACACAAAGAGGTGCTGGTGTAGTTCTTTGGGGTGATAAAACAATGCAGACAGTTCCAAGTGCATTTGATAGAATCAACGTAAGACGTTTGTTTATTGTTCTCGAAAAAGCAATCAGTACTGCTGCTAAAGCAATGTTGTTTGAGTTCAACGATGAATTTACACGTTCACAATTCATAAATATGGTTACTCCATTCTTGAGAGAAATACAAGGTAGGCGGGGTATTACTGACTTTAAGGTAGTATGTGACAGTTCTAATAATACAGGAGAAGTAATTGATACTAATAATTTTGTTGGTGACATTTATGTTAAACCAGCAAGGTCTATTAACTACATTCAATTGAACTTTATTGCCGCTCGTTCTGATGTTTCTTTTACAGAAATCGGTGGTTAAATCTTATAAATATATACAAACTTAAAGGAGTAATAACATGGCTACAATCTCAGATTTCGCAGCACATTTTAAAGGTGGGGTGCGACCCAATCTATTCAGGGTAGATATTCAAGGTCCTGAATTTTTTAGTAACTTTCATTTTTTCTGCAAAGGAGCTCCTATTCCAGCATCAACTGTTGGTGCTATAGATGTTCCNTATCGTGGAAGACAACTTAAAGTTCCCGGTGATAGAACATATGAGGAATGGACAGTAACAGTTTTAAATGATGTTGATTGGCAACATAGGTCAGCATTTGAAAATTGGTCACATAGAATTACAGCACATAGTGCTAATGTTTCTGATTTTGATTCTGGTGATCTCGGTTATTATGGTAATGCTACTGTTCTACATTTAGATCGTAGTGGTACCGTAATGCGACGTTACGTTTTGGAAGATATATTCCCAACATCTGTAGCGGCTATTGATTTAACATCTGATGGTAATGACACAGTAGAAGAATATACTGTTGGATTCGCTGTCAATAATGTTATAATTGATGGACAAGGCCTTGATGGTTCACGTTCAAGTGATGGTTTTGATATTTCTGTAGGTGGAAAAATTGATATTGGCCCATTTAGTGTTGGTTTTCAAATTTAACTTTGATGAAGGGGGAGTTAATTCTCCCCCTTTCTTTTTAATATTATAACAAGGTAAAATATATGGCTGGTTTTGAGTTATTTGGTTTTGAAATAAAATCTAAAGATAAAAAGAAAAGAAAAACATTTGTAACACCAGAAAATCTTGATGGTGCAACACAAGTCGTTGAGGGCGGTGGAGTCTATGGTCATTACCTGGATACAGGTGTTGATGCTAAAGACGAAAATGTTTTAATTCAGAAATATCGTGAAATGTCTATGTCACAGGAAGTTGACTTAGCAATTTCTGATGTTGTCAATGAAGCTGTTGTTCATGAAGATGGCAAGACTACTATTTCTCTTTCTTTAGATAATGTTGAACAAAGTGATGGTATTAAAACTAAAATATCAAATGAATTTAAATCTATTTTAAAACTTTTAGATTTTAATAAAACAGGCTCAGATTTATTTAAAAAATGGTATGTTGATGGAAAATTATATCATCATATTATAATTGATAAAAATAAAGTAAAAGACGGTATTAAAGAATTAGTTCCAATTGATGCTTTAAATATACAAAAAATTGACGAAGTAAAAAAAGAAAAAGATCCAGTAACAAATGTAGAAATGGTAGTAGATACACAGGAATATTTTGTATATACACCATCACAGAGTAATCAATCATTTATTAATACTGCTGGATCAGAATTAGTTCGTGTTGCANCTGATNCTATNTCTTATGTTCATTCTGGTATGGTGGACAATCAAAAACAAATCATTATAGGTTATTTGTATAAATCAATTAAACCATACAACCAACTTAGAATGATTGAGGATTCTCTTGTTATATACAGACTTGCAAGAGCTCCAGAAAGACGAATCTTTTATATTGATGTTGGTAACTTACCTAAACTAAAAGCAGAACAATATTTACGTTCTGTAATGGATAAGTATAAACAGAAAGTAATATATAATGCTTCTACAGGTGAAGTAGAAGATCAGAAAAAACAAATGTCAATGTTGGAAGATTTTTGGTTGCCACGGAGAGATGGTGGACGAGGAACAGAAATTTCTACATTACCATCAGGACAGAATCTTGGTGAAATAGAAGATATAGAATATTTTAGAAAGAAACTCTATCAATCTCTGAGCGTTCCAATTTCCCGTATTGAAGGAACAGAACAAACTGCTTTTAATCTTGGTAGAGCATCAGAAATTAATAGAGATGAAATTAAGTTTGCTAAGTTCATAGCTAANTTACGACATAGATTTTCTCATTTGTTNACAGATTTGTTAAGAATACAATTAATCTTGAAGGGTATTATTAANGAAGAGGATTGGTTTGAGATCAAAGATGATATTGACTATATTTGGACAATAGATTCACATTTCTCTGAACTAAAGAACAATGAAATTATTAGAGAACGATTTGAAATTTTGCAATCTATGGAAGAATATATTGGTAAGTTTATTAGTAAAGAATGGGTTCAGAAAAATATTCTTAAACAAACAGATGAAGATATAAAAGAAATGCAAAAACANATTGATAAAGAAAAAGAAGAAGAAGTGCCTGATGAAGATGATGTAGATGTAGACGCAGAGGATTTCTAATGTCATTAAGAAAATCNAGCTTTATTGAAAATTATAAAAAGAAACTTTCTGTGCCTAATTTAAATAGTATTAAAGAGGCTATTCATTATGCCTTTAAATTGACAGATAAATATGGTATAAATAAGTTAAATAAATCTATTNTTGAAGCGTCTATTAAATATAATATTGAAGAAAATATATTGAGAGATAATATTGATAATTTTTTTGAAAGGGATAACGATGAGTGATTTAAAACAAACAATTTTTCAAAACATTTTAGATAAAAAATTCACAAAAGCAAATAAAGACTTTGATGGTATTATGAAAGATAAAGTTTTTTCTGCTGTTGCTGATTACAAAAAAGATTTTAAATA